CTGACATTTCCCAACCGCGGAACTTTGAGTGGTATTCTTCCATAACAGCGTCTTTGGCCATGGACAGCACGTCTGTGCGGATCTCGTAACCGTTCTTGCTGAATTTAACTTCTGGTAGTTTTGGTGTATCGAATGTGTTTGACATAATAATCTCCTGTGTGTAATGTCTGTATGTGACAGCAACTTTGCTGTCCATGTATTTATTATACAGTGTACAAGACTGTGTGTAAAGCTGAATGACTTATTAGCGAAACTTGTTTACTCTTTCTTCCACAAGTTGAATCACCACATCACTCAGCACAACTTCATAGTGGTTGTAGTCCACTTCTACTAGTTCCATATCAGCATGGTGTTTTTGACTAGCAACAGTAACTACGCCGTCATTATGTGCCAACATAAACGGGCTTTGTCCTCGTACAGTAACAATATTAGTCCAAGGATGCTGTATTTTAATCTTATCTGCTTGTTTCATAGCCCACGAGTTGGGACCAATGTCACGCATTAGTCTACTGAATGGTAAAAAGTATTGTGCATAGTCCGCTACTTCAGCGCCACCATATGGTGTGCTTAGGGTAACAGCACCTTTAACAGCATTGGGCATTGAGTTGGCTAGATGTAAACTGTATATGCCGCCCAAGCTATGTGCAACAAACACTATGTCAGTGCAGTTGCTCAAAGTTGACTGCATGTCTTCTAGGTTGTTTTGAAACCCATTACGGCTGTCGTAGTTTAAATCTATGCCCGTGCCCAGTTTGCTCTTAATATAGTTGAAGCTCTCGCTGGTGGCGTTAGCACCGTGAATGTACACCAAGTTCATGCCAATATTTATCGGGCGCCGTACAGTGTCAAGCCATAGTGATGGCAATAAAAGCCAACATAAACATCAATACTGCTCCCACAATGGGTAGCACAATATGTATGTGTTTGACCACATCTTCTACTGGATCATGCTCGTCCATTGTACACAGCTTTAGATTCTTCTATGCGACCCTGACGAGCAAGACTAGCCGCATAACGTGCTTCGCCAAATGCTACTATTACTGACCAGATGGTGTTTAATATTGTTTTCATAGGTATTTTTCCTTTTGATAGTTAAACTGTTGGATATAGTTTTCTAATTGTGCGGCATCGGTAATGCCTTTGTCTGCTAGATACGCATCTAGACTTGATTGATATGATGAACCTGGGAACATTTCTGCTAAACGTCCCATAATGGCCTGCATCTTTTCTGATAGATATTTCATTGTATGATTCCTCTGTATGTGTGTAGCTACTCATGGTTTCTACTGAGTATTTAGCAAGTATATGTGGCACTGCACAAATAATCAACCCTCTTGATTTCCATTCAAACAAATGTTACAATCAAATAAATACAGTAAGAGAGATTAACAATATGCGTAAAAGCACCCGTAGTATATTACAAGAACTAAGCGACATAGGCATCAAACGAGATACCGATTTGATCATAGAAAGCCGCGGTTCCAACTTGATCGACAGTGCTGTTAACCTATTGAAGCTGATACGTGAAAACTATGATGTGGAAACAGCCGCTGAATTGGAGCGCAGATTCATCAACAGCATACGCAGTGCTGACAGTAGCAAGTTCAAGCGCGGCATTAAAAAAATTCAAGAAGGCAAAGAATGAGCGGCTTTGCATTAGAACCAGCTGGCCTTTATGGTATTGAAGAACTGAACGACACACGTTTGGGCGACACTGCCAAACCTAAAAAGAAGATCAACCCAGATGCTGTCAAAGGCATAATTGTACGCATACCACGTGAAGCATACGATGGCATTGTTAAACAGGTACAGCCCATGTTAGATGAGTTGGGCACCAAAGGACATTGGACCAGCGGTTCAGCCGGTTCGTGGCACCCTAGCCATCCATACTACAAAATGGGTAGCATCAAGGACACTGCTGGTGACATTGACGTTCATATCAGCAGTAAAGAAATTGCCCCCAAGCTGGGACTGGACGCTGGTGCTGATGACGGCAAGGTACGTGCGGCATTTGCACAGTATCTCAAACAGTCATTTGATGCTGTAACTCAAACAGGTGAACAGGTTCACTTGGGTATTGCAACAGGCGAGCAAGTGGATGTACCTGCATTGGGCACCAATGTGCCATCTTACTATCAAGTGGACTTTCCAACCACAGAACATGCCAGCAGTACTGTTAAACATCATGAGCATGACTATGCCAAAGACTACAAATATGACGGACAGGATCAACAGTTTGCCCTATCCAGTCTAGCCAACAGCGTTCCTGATCATCTTGAAAAGACATTCTTGTACTACGGCATGGGTGGATCATTAAAGAATCGTGCTGACGGTGAAGTGTTGGAACGTGACATACACAAAATAGCCCAACGCTTGTTTAACGATCCCAATGCTAATCAAGACTGGTTAGCCACGGTGGATCGCATACTACAGCATATTCCGCAAGGCATAGACAACCCACGTCTAGCACAGTTCAAGGGCGATATGATGAAGAAGTATCCAGATCGTTTCCTCAAAGAAGGATCAGCAGGCTGGTTCCGACTTATCTCTCAAAAAATAACCCTATAAACACCATTTTTATCAAAATGGCTAAATAAAATTACAAAGGCTCACAGAGTAGTGAGTATTTGATAAGCATATTCGAGGAGATTATTATGCCATCATTATTAGGAACAGCAGTCACAGTCAATTACGGCAGGATGACACCACAAGATTCATACGGTACAGGTCCAGCATTCAGTAACTTTGGTACACGGTCATTACGTTTACTTAAAGTTGTTACAACTGGCGGTACAAACAACCTGACTTTAGGTGCAGACGGCGCAACTGGCCTATTCACAGATCAAAACAGCGTGTTTAGCCGTTGTGTTCGCGCACTGCAAACAATGGCCGAAGTTTATGTAGTTGGTGTTCCAGACTCTACATCATTCTTGGTGTTAGTAACTGGCGACACAGTAAACGATGCTACAACAACAAGCAACACCGCAGGTACAACTTACAATGCATTGGAAGCTGTAATTGGTGCTTCAATGAACACAGGTGGATCAGCAACTGTTACTGCAACTGGTACAGCCGCTAACCCAGGTATTTTCGTTGGTGCCGCTCTAGGTACATTCGCTTAATTCTCAGGGATGGGAAGCAACTAAGGACCTTCGGGTCCTTTTTTGTTGGCTGACATTAAGTGTGCAGTTAAATACACGATGGAATACAAGTTGTACACCACTATCGATATAACACATACTGGACAGTTTAGAAATGAGCCAGGGCGCGAACTTGAACGTTGGCAAGAACAAAACTTTAATACAATACTACAAACTATTGGCATACGTGCCAATATAACTTTTAGGCACGGGCCAGAACTATTTGAAATGGGCGGGCAAACATGTGGCTTTGAATTTGGCCATACTGCCCGTGTTTGGCGTTTTGATTTTTATACTGAACAAGACTTTATGTTTGAACTTGATAACGACCATGTGGGAATTTTAAAAGAAATGTTTGCAGGTGTTCCGTACATAGCTGACCTGACTGAACAGGTTGAACAGAACTACGCTGTGTTTGTCACAGACGGTCCCAACCGAAATATTGTTTTTCATCAAAAGTAATAAATAACATTGTAGGCAAATTCAGTACACGTAAACACTTAGGCATTCAATCATACATTAGGCACATGACTCGGAGCGAGTCCCTGACTTATAACATTGGAGAGCCCAGATGGCCACAAAAGAAGCAGTAGCACAATTAGCTATGCTACCAGAGCGTGTAGCAATAGTTGAAACCAAAGTACACCAAATAGAAGAAAAACTTGACGAACTCAAAGTGAGTGTCAAAGAAATGCATGACTGTCTAGACAACACCCGTGACCTGCTGGACAAAAAGCTGTGTGAAATGGCGGAGCAATCAAATACTCAACATGCAGAACTAGCTGACAAAATCAAAGACCTACATGCAACCAAAGACAAGTGGGTCAAGTACTCATTGGCCGCCATGGCCTTTGCGGCAGGCGCTGGTTGGATCAACACCATGAACTTGCCACACTTATTAAAGTTCCTAGGCATGTGATTCAGTTAAATACTGAATGCACATAAACGAATTTGTCAAAGCTGTTACTTATCACAGCACACTAAATCCCAAGCTATGGACCGGTACATTCTTAAAACAGGATGTACGTCATAAACTCATGGCCATTGCACGGGACTTTGTACGTTTTATTGCGCTTCCCCAAATTAATTTAAAAGACATAACCATCAGCGGAAGCAACGCCAGCTACGGTTACAGCGAATACAGCGATGTGGACTTGCATCTAATAGTTACCATGCCAGATGATCCTGTTGTGCGTGAACTGTTTGATGCCAAAAAGAACAACTACAATTTCAAACACAAGATACAGTTGCATGGCATCGATGTGGAAGTGTATGTGCAGGATGCCAAACAAACACATCACTCAGCTGGCATATTCAGTGTGCTGAACAATCAGTGGATCACTAAACCCGAACACAAGACTCCAGAAGTAACAGACAAAGAAGTGCGTCAGAAAGCCCGCAGTTATGCCGTTATGATTAACAAAGCTCTCAAGTCAAATGACTTAAATACACTAGAAGATGTTGCGGCCGATTTAAAGAAGTTACGCCAAGCTGGTTTGGCCCGAGGCGGCGAGTTCAGCGTAGAGAACCTGGCATTTAAATTACTACGCAGTCGTGGCAAGATTGGCGCAATACACAACAAGATTACTAAATTAAAGGATTCCGAATTGAGTTTGGAGAACACATATGAAAGTTAAAGAAATCACACTAGCAGAAGATACTTACGAAGTTACTACCAAACCCATGCCCGGTGCAACGTCCATTGAAGTGGGCGGTAAATCAGTTGGCACTGCTAAAGATCCACAAACTGCACAAACAGTTGCACAAGCGGCCAAAGATGGTAAGTTATCTTTGACTCCTCCAGGAACACAAGTTGGCGGCAACAGCAGTGTTCAAGAACAGCCAGGCAGTGATCCACAGATGGCGGCCTTGCAAAAATTACTAACCACTGCACAACAACCGTGGGAACAAGCACAGATCAGATGGCGCATGGAGAATTTGAAATCCCAGCAATCATTAGCAGGTGAGCCAGGTGCTGGCATGGGTGCTCCAGTTGACGGCCGCGGCAATTTGATTCCAGTTCTTCCTCCTAAAGAATGGATGGCAAAGAATCCAAATGTTGTTAAACAATTACCCAACGAAGCATTGCCTCCAGAAATGCAACAGCCAGGCATGCTGGATCGTATCAAGGGATTAGCAGGTATCAAATGAGAATAAACGAACTTGTTGGCGAGTTTGGAATCTTCACAACCAATGAAGAATCGGTGATTCTTAAAAAGCTAACACGGCCCGTTCCCTTATCTAGCCTAAGTGAACAAGAGCAATTCAAGATCGAGGGTCTGATCCGTAAAAGTTTGGTAACTAAGATAGGACAAGTTAATCCTAAAGTAGTAGCTAATGAACAAACCAAACACCAAAACTAAAAGCAAACAAACCAACAAAACAAGACCAGATGTTAAAAAGCTGGCCGATGTACTGGATATTGAATTCAAAAAAATAGTACCCTTGATACCCCTGCCTGATGGCAGTGTGGCATACAAAGATTACATTGTTAAGAAAAACAAAGCTGGAGCTTGGTGTATATATTCCAAGCACACTACCAATTACTCGCATGGTGAATTTAACCTTCAAACATGTGCGCTGGTAGCGGCCAAAGCACTGACACAACTGCAACTGCAACGCTATAACGAAATCAAGAGTTTAGACAACAAATACTGGAGCAACTTCTATAGAACCAGTGTGTATCAGCACAACATCAAACTTGCAAAAGATTATGATAGGTACTTGATTCTGTTAAATAAGCTAGAAGACAGTACATGGAAGGCTAATCATTACAAAGAGGAAATCTCCAAGTTATTTCGATGGGCTTTTGTATAAATATTAGAAGATAGCTTAGGATATAATCATGAACATTAGAGAACTTTCTCAACCAGTTACAAGCAAAAGACTTAACGAAAATATGGCAAAGCAGTTGGGATATAGATTAAACTTGGAAAAGTTTAGCGATGCCCAGTTGGAAGATGCCCGTAACAAAATGCGCACAGAAATGAGCCAATTTGAAGTTAGTGAAAGCTTCGATAGTGTTAATGTAAGCCCACAGTATCAAAAAGTACGTATGCTACATGATGTTATCAATCAAGAGATTTTAGAGCGTGAAGCTTCTATGGAAGAAGGCGCAGATAATTTGCCAGGCAATCGAGAACGTCTTGATGTTAACAAAAACGGCAAACTTGAAAAATCAGACTTTGCGGCATTACGCAAAAACAAAACTAAGAAAAAAGCAGAGGAAAGTATGGACCACAACATTTATTTAGGTAAGTTAGCTGTTAAAGCTCAGGAACATTCAGTTCCAAACAGTTGGATTGCCGATGCCATCCGACGTATTAATTTAGGCGAAAGCGATCAAGAAGAATTGGCCAGCGAATTACAACTGCGTTACGACCTAAGCGAAACAGTTGCCAATCGCATTGTATATCTAAACGAAGGCGAAGAAGAAAAAGCCAAAATCATTATGTCCACAAAGGACATGGTTGATCGTATTACAGGCTGGCTTGACGATGTGTCAGCTATGAAAGCCGAACAACTACTACAACTATTAGACTCTATAAGAGAAGAATTGGGGTCAGATGTCGCTGAACAATATACACAGGCAGTTCGTCCAGCATTAGAAGAAATTTATGCAGGCTTAGAAAAGGCACGTGGCGCATTGAGTTCAGGATTAGGAATTGTGTCAGGCCAAGGCGGCGGTGAAATGATGGGAGCTCCAACAGGTGCTCCAACAATGCCAGGCGAAGAAGGCATGAGTATGCCAGGTGCAGAAGAAATGACAGGTGCAGAAGATTTAGCAAGCCCAGCAGGCCGCGAAATGCGGGAGTCACAGTATAGCCGCAAGTTAGGCATCATGTTGGCACAATCAAAAAAAAAGTAACTGAAAATTTAGATCCATTACTTATAACACTTCAAGCAGTAAAGGCTAACGCAGTAAACAATAATTCAGTCGCTCCATTAAGTTGGAGCGCATTGAATCAAGAGTTAGCAAAAAATCAAGCACCAGGCCTTAACTACAAGACATTTGTCAAACGTTGGAACGATCCTAAAGATCCTCTCAAAGCCAGCGGCTTAATCAAGAAGTTTGACGGCAATCAATTAATTATTGACACAGGCAGTGACTCTGACAATCCAGAAGTACAAGCCAATCCTGCTCCAGATGTTTTGGATAAAACAGCAATGGCCGCTACAAAAAGAGCACAATAATAGTTGACACACTGCGCAATTGATAGTATAATTGCGCTATGACCTTACTTAAAGAACGATACGACTACACACCTTTGAACAGAGAAAGTGTAGAAGGCAAGCGTTTATACGCCACGCCGGACGGAGGTAAACTACCATCCGTCACAACAATCCTAGACAAGACCAAACCGTGGGAAAAGGTACAAGCCTTACTCAATTGGAAGAAAGCTGTGGGTGAAAAGAAAGCCCAGGAGATTGTTACTGAAGCCGCAGGACGTGGAACACGTATGCACAAGTTTCTTGAAGACTATATTGTGCAGGGTGTTATCAATGCTCCAGGCACTAATCCATACAGTGTACAAAGCCACAAGATGGCTAATCATATCATTGAACACGGACTTAAGAACGTGAACGAAATATGGGGTGTTGAAGTTGGCTTGTACTATCCAGGATTGTATGCAGGCACAACAGACTGTGTGGGATTGCATCTAAATGAGGCCGCCATTATGGACCATAAGCAAACCAATAAGCCCAAGAAGCAAGAATGGATTGAAGACTACTACTTGCAAATGGTAGCGTATGCCCTTGCACACAACAAAGTACACGGAACTAACATTCAAAAAGGTGTTGTGTTTATGTGCGTTAAACCTCCCGAAATCAAGCCTATGACATGGGGCGACCCTGCTTATCAGGAGTTTATTCTTACTCCAGACATGTTCGAGCACTGGGAAAAGCAATGGTGGAATCGAGTGGAACAGTACTACAATCAAAACTGATAAATATCCTATATAGAGGATATTATTATGGCTGTAGTGCAAATCTCGAGAATCCAAGTAAGACGCGGCAGAGAGAATCAAGGTAGCGGATTACCGCAATTAGCTTCGGGTGAAATGGCGTGGAGTATCGATGCACAAAACTTGTGGATCGGTAATGGATCCGTGGCCGAAGGTTCTCCCTTTGTAGGCAACACCAAAATCTTAACACAAAATGATTTAGGGTCCAACGGCAACATCTTAGACTTAATTTCATATCAGTATAAGAAAAACGATTATACGATTGTTACAGGTGTAGCAGGTGCCAACTATCCTTTCATTAGAGACATCCAAACCAAGTTTGATGAAGTAGAAACCAGTGTTAAAGACTTTGGAGCATTGGGCAATGGCATAACTGATGACACCGCCGCTATACAGTTAGCTATCAATCAAATATTTTTAAACAGTTTAAATTTATCCACAATATCTAGCAGGGTTGTATTAAAAATCCCAGCTGGCAAATATATTATATCCAGCACGTTGTACATTCCAAGCTATGCAACCTTAATTGGTGCAGGCAAGGAAAAAACTATTATTCAATTTAATAATACTCAAAGCACGCCTGGGCCAGTTTTTCAATTTGTAAACGACACAGCCAAGCCAGGAATTCCACGTATTTTCAGTATGCCAACAGAAGCCAAGGCCAGCTACAATCCAGTTGGTAGTGCAGGTACAACTATTAAACTAACAAGGTTTGATACGTTAACTGGCACCACTGGTATTGTACCAGGCATGGTTATCACTGGCACAGGATTTACCAGCCCGCACACTGTTATCAGTGTTGATGACTCGACAACAATCATTATTAGTAGTAATCCAGATTCTACTCCAAGCGGAGTATTGACATTTACTGCTGGAAGTGCGCCAGCACCAACTTATCTAAATCAACCACGCAACATCACTATCAAAGAGTTATCTGCATTTAATAACACAGCAGATCAATATGGTCTGAGATTAGATGCTGTTCGTGACAGTGTGTTTGAAAACTTATATATTCAAGGTGCATGGGGTCAAACATTCAACGAAACCAGCGCAGGAATTTATTTGACAGCGTTTAGTCGCTTGGTAACTTGCCAACGTAATATTTTTAACAATGTGGATATAACTGGGTTTGGCTATGCTGTGTATTCAAACAATGATATTCAATACAATGCATTTAGAACATTGTACGTGACCAATTGTCGTAGCGGAGTTATTTTTGGACGTACCACTGACCTATCCAGTGTTGGCCAGCTGTACGGACCCAGTTATAATGAACTACTTAATGGGCATTATGAAAACATTAGGCAACATGCGGTGTATGTTTATAATGGCACTGGTAACACAACAAGAGAAACTCGTTTGCAGAACGTTGGTAACAACGGCGGCTCGAATCTAACCAGTGCGGCATTCCCCCAAATTTATTTTGCTGTACAAGGCAATGCAAGTATAAACGATCAGAGCGATCGAGCAAAAGATTTATCAACCACTGTTCCTAGTGTTAGCACCACATATAATCCTTCGGGATCAAGCGGAACTACACTAGTTGTTGCTTCAACGGCTGGCATATCAGCGGGTATGGTTATAAGTGGAACAGGATTCACAACTAGCCAAGCAGTGTCAAGTGTTGTTAATGCAACAACATTGTCCATAACTGCCAATCCAAACACAACCCCAAGCGGAACGCTGACATTCAGTGTTCCTTACTATCCTGAGATCAGCGGACTAGTTTCTTTCAATAGCTACGGGGTTAACCAAATTGCAATTAGTAACATTACTAGCCCTACATTTGCCTTTCGTTTGCCATTGCCAACCAACGGTGTTGGATACACAATTGATTATGTTTATCGCAGTACCAATAGAGCACAAAGCCGCCGCGGACAATTGACAGTCATGGCCGATGTGGCAAATAATCTAGTACAACTTAGCGATGAATATGATTATGTTCAATCTATCAACACGTCTGAAGATGTGTTGCTAGCGTTCAGCGCACAGATTTTGAACAAGAGTTTGAACATATCGTATGTTAACACAAGCTCTGGCGACAGTGGTGTATTGATCTATTCGTATTCCGCTGTACTTTAATCAAACTGATAGACAAAAACTAAAACTACGTATATAATTCATTGTATGCGAGAGATATAGGATTGCCACCTGAATAAATCGTGCGTAACCTAGTGAAATAATTAGAAAAACAAAGAAATCGGCAAGTTATAACATGGTAACTAAATACTTCCTAATCAATATAACTTGTATAAAGCGGACACAATGAACATTACAGTAATTAAAAGAAACGGACAAAAAGAGCCGTTGACAATCGATAAATGGCAAGCGCAGGTAGCAAAAGTTTGCCAAGGCATTGCAGATGTTAGCCAATCGATGATTGAAATCAAGGCTCAATTACATTTTTATGATGGCATAACAACTAAAGAAATTGACGGTATCACACTGCGAGCTATAGTTGACTTGATCGATGTGGAACAAAATCCAGACGTTGGACATGTCAACTATCAATACGTAGCAGGCAAGCAACGGCTGAGTATGTTACGCAAAGACGTGTACGGCAGTTATACAGTTCCACACTTGTATGAAATTGTTAAGAAGAATGTGGCTACTGGCTTGTACACTAACGAACTGCTGGAATGGTATACTGAAGAAGACTGGAACCGGATGGAAGACATGCTGGATCACGAAAAAGATGAACAGTATGGCTATGCGGCTATTGAGCAGTTGATTGAAAAATATCTTGTTAAAAACCGTGCAACAAAACAAACATATGAGACACCGCAGATCAGATATATGATAGCGGCTGCAACTGTGTTTCACAAAGAAGAACCCAACAGCGCAAGGATGCGTTACATAAAGGAATATTACAATGCGGCTTCAGACGGTTTATTTACTCTCGCTACTCCTGTTCTTGCTGGCCTTGGCACTCCCACTAAGCAGTTCAGTAGTTGTGTACTCATTCGCAGTGATGATGATCTTGACTCCATTTTTGCTAGTGGCGAAATGATGGCCAAGTATGCCAGCAAACGTGCTGGCATCGGTTTAGAGATCGGACGACTACGTCCCTTGGGCAGTCCCATCCGTGGTGGTGAGATCATGCACACAGGTATGATACCTTTCCTGAAAAAATGGTTCGGTGATTTGCGTTCATGTAGTCAAGGGGGTATCCGCAATGCTAGTGCTACTGTATTCTATCCTATTTGGCATCATCAGTTTGATGACCTTATTGTGCTTAAGAACAACCAAGGCACAGAAGAAACCCGAGTCCGTCATATGGATTATGGGGTTGTGCTTAGTGCTTTCTTCTGGAGACGATTTAAAAACAAACAAGACATAACATTCTTTGATCCCAACGAAGTGCCGGACCTGTATGAAGCATTTTATCAAAATACTGAACTGTTTGAAGAGCTGTATGTAAAATACGAAAAACGCAAAGACTTGCGTACCAAGACGATGAATGCCGAAGAAGTATTCAAAAGCGGAATACTAAAAGAACGCACTGATACTGGTCGCATCTATCTAGTGTTCATTGACAATGTAATGAAGCAGGGTCCGTTTGATCCTGAATACCATACCATCTACCAGAGTAACTTATGCTGTGAAATACTTTTACCGACAAAATCATTTAAAAGACTTGACGATGCAGAAGGACGTATCGCGCTCTGCACACTTGGCAGTATCAACTGGGGAGCTTTCAGGAATCCCGAAGATATGCGCCGTGCTTGCCGTATTCTACACCGTAGCCTCAATAATATACTTGATTATCAAGACTTCCTAAGTATCCAAAGTAAACTAAGTAATGACGAGATTCGTCCGTTGGGTATTGGCATTACTAATTTAGCATACTGGCATGCCAAGCGTGGACTCAAGTATGGGGAGAAGGATGCACTACAAGATGTAAAAAGTTGGATGGAACATCAGGCCTTTTACTTGACAGAAGCCAGCGTTGAGCTGGCAAAAGAACGTGGTGCGTGTGAAGGTAGCAGTCAAACACGCTATGGAAAAGGCGTATTTCCGTGGGAACTCCGTGCCAACGGATCTAATGAACTGGCAAACTTTGCTCCTGAACTTGATTGGGAAACACTGCGCGGTCAGATGAAAGAACACGGTGTACGTAATGCTACACAGATGGCAGTTGCACCAGTTGAAAGTTCAAGTGTGGTTATTAACAGCACTAATGGCATTGAAATGCCTATGAGTTTGATCAGTGTTAAAGAATCGAAAGCTGGATCGTTTGTACAGGTTGTTCCAGAATATCACAAACTAAAGAACAAGTATCAATTGATGTGGGACCAGAAAGACTGCACTGGCTATCTAAAAACAGCAAGTGTGATTGCGGCTTATGTGGATCAAAGTATCAGCACAAACACATTTTATAATCCTGCACACTTTCCAGGACGTAAAGTTCCAACCACATTGATTGCCAAGAACTTGATGCAAGCTCAGTTATGGGGATTGAAAACCTTTTACTACAGCTTGATTAACAAAGCAGGCAGTAAGGCAGTGGAAGAACCTACTCCGGAACAAACACAAATTAATGGTGTACAAGTAAACGGCTATCATATTGAAGAGTTAGAAGACGACTGTGAGAGTTGCAAGCTATGAGTTATAGTTTTATTAGACAATTCATTATGGAAGGCAAGCCGGCTTCTTTAAAAATATTGCCGTTGCCTTACGGTGTAAACGATCTGGCGCCGGCTATCTCCAAAGCCACAATAGATTATCATTACGAGCATCTAGCCAAAGGATATGCCAAGCGTTTCAATGCAGGCGAAGGCGATCCAGATTTTAACGAAGCTGGTGCGTTCTTACACAACGTCCTATGGCAACAATATCAAGAGCCAAAAGACACTAATGAACCAACTGGCGCAGTGGCAGAACTTATTGTTAAACATTATAAAACTTTTGCCAAGTTCAAAGATGAATTTGAAAAAGTAGCAATGGCAGTGCAAGGCAGTGGCTGGGTTTACCTGGCCAAGGACGGCAAGATCAAAACCATTGTGAATCATGAGATCAAGAAAGACATTGTGGTATTAGTTGACTGGTGGGAACATGCATGGGCACTGGACTATCAATCAGACAAGAAAGGTTATTTGAAGAATCAATGGAAAATTATGAATTGGGACAAGATAAATGCTAGAAACATGTTGTGACATATTAGTAGACGCTTACAAGCGCAATTGGATTACCAGTAGAGATGGTAACATTTCTATACGGCATCATGACCGTGATCATTTTTATGTAACACCCAGCGGTGTACGCAAACAGACCATGCAACCGGAGATGTTCAAGAAGATCAAAATCTGGAGAACAATTAACAGTGGTGTTGGTAATGGTGCTTTTAACTATAATTGGGAAGTCATTGAACAAACAGACTTATCGGGTAACTTGGAACCTAGTGGTGAGATGCCTTTACACTTTGGCTTACAGAAAGAATTGGGCCAGCATAAAGACGATGTGCGTGTAGTTGTACACGTTCATCCTACTTACTGTATTGCGGCCATGCATGCCGGTATTGACTTGGGCACTGTTAGTGATGCGTTTCCAGAACTCAATCGCTACACAAAAGTAGCACACAATGTGGGAGATGTTGCTCCTATCAGTGAAGAATTAGGTAGTGAGTGCCATCGTAACCTAGGACTTGACTGTGAAGGCAACATCAAGTTTGACATAGTGGGAATCAAAGGACACGGAGTAGTGGCAATTGGAAACACTCCATGGCGTGCCTATGAGCATATAGAAAGATTAGAACACATTTGCAAGATAGTACTTGCTTCAGGAAAATATTAAAATGAGTAATGCACAATATAATTTAAAAACAAAGACAGACTATCTTAACCGTAAGATGTTCCTGGACCCAGCAGGCCCAGTTACTATCCAACGCTTTGAAGAAGTCAAGTATAAAAAGATCGCAGACTTTGAAGCCACAGCACGTGGCTTCTTTTGGCAACCAGAAGAGATCAGTTTGACTAAAGATTCAAACGATTTCAAAGATGCCAGTGATGCTATCAAACATATTTTTACCAGCAACTTGTTACGTCAAACAGCACTGGACAGTTTGCAGGGTCGAGGCCCGAGCCAAATCTTTATGCCAGTAATATCGTTGCCTGAACTGGAAGCATTGGTGTATAACTGGACATTCTTTGAAACAAACATTCATTCAAAGAGCTACAGTCACATCATTCGTAACATCTACAATGTGCCCAAGGATGTGTTCAACACCATCCACGACACACAAGAAATTATCGACATGGCATCCAGTGTGGGACAGTACTATGAAGACTTGCACCAGATCAATTGTCGTAAACAGTTAGGCGAAAAAGTCAACGAGCGTACTCACATCCGAGCAATTTACATGGCTTTACATGCCAGCTATGCACTAGAAGCGTTCCGCTTTATGGTCAGCTTTGCCACCAGTTTGGCCATGGTAGAGAACAAGATCTTCATGGGCAACGGCAACATTATTCAATTGATCCTACAGGACGAGATCCTACACAAAGGCTGGACTGCTTACCTGATCAACCAAGTGGTCAAAGAAGATACTAGGTTTGCCGAAATCAAAGGCGAATGCGAACAAGAAGTGTATAATCTATATATGGATGTTATACGTGAAGAAAAACAATGGGCAGACTATTTGTTTAACAAAGGGCCAGTTATTGGACTCAACGCTAACATTCTCAAAGACTTTGTGGATTACACAGCAGTGGGCGCACTGAAAGATATCGGTATCAAGTACAACAACCCAGCACCCAAGTCAACTCCTATTCCTTGGTTCAACAAACATGTTAACACCAGCAATAAACAAACAGCACTGCAAGAAAGTGAAAGCACAAACTATGTGATTGGTGTAATGAGCGATGCTCTAGACTATGACGCATTACCAGCACTATAAGAGAAGAACATGATCACAGTATATTCAAAAAACAACTGCCCGTTCTGCGACAGAGCAAAGGCACTATTAGAAAGCAAAGAGATTCCATTTGAAGTTATCAAAATGGAAGAACACACTGGCGCACGTGAGTTTCTCATGGAACAAGGCCTGCGCTCAGTACCGCAGATTTTCAAGGACGGCGTTCTCCTTCCAGGCGGCTTTCAGGGCCTAGCTGGCAAAGACGAAGAATTTTTCAACACACTCAAAGGATAAACATGTTAATCAACAAAGGTATCACAATAGGCGAAGTAGTAACAATTAAAACAACTGCGGGCGAAGAGATTGTCGCTAAACTAGTTGAAGAAAACCCAATGGCCATCACAGTGAGCAAACCATTGGTACTGACCGCAGGACAAAAGGGTATTGCCCTTGTTCCCTTTTTGTTTACCACAGAGCCCGATGCAGATATACAAATTTCTCGTGGTACAATCATGGTGTTGGCACCTTGTGGTAAAGATGCGGCAAATACATATATTCAAAACACCACGGGCATAAAACTAGCATAAATACGGATATAATTTAGGAGTTACGCTATGCCCGGTACAACAACGATAACAACTGCATTTCCAGCCGCAGGAACTATAACTATAGTCGATACTACTGCGGTAGCAGTTGACCTGTTAACCGCGGCTGTTACGGCCCAAACTACATTTTTAACAACCACTTTAACACCAGCACCGGACGGCAAAGGAATACCTGGCTCAATAGCACAATCTTTAAATCTCAGTTATCAGACACTAATTAATGTATCTACTCACTTAGGTCAAATTAACAGTAACTTGGAAACACTAATAACAGCAGTAGGCAAAACAAATACCGAACTTGAAAAACTAAACAAAGCCGCTGGTATTGGTAATAGTCATGCAAACAAAGCAAATGTAGTAGCCGAATTAACATTTATTGATCAAAATGATAAAAATAATTTTGATAAGAAAGTGGTTAATGCAACACTGGAAAAAGCCGGAGAGCCGCCTATTCAAAATAATCCTGTAGATCTCCAGGCTGACGTACAGAAAAAAGTTTCCGATATTACTAGCCTCAACGCCGCTATAGCCGCTACCGGTATAATCATCGAAGGAGCCCAAACTGCAATTGCAGAAGGTTTTAAGTTGGCACAAGAAATTGTGTTAGACACTGCGATTGGTAAAAAATTAGTCGAATATTACTACGAAGGTGAAATAGCTGTAGTACAGGTATTCAGCAAAGAAAGAGCTCAACGACTCATTGTTGAAAATAACGATCGCCTCAATAAGGCGAAAGGTGGCGGCACACCAACTCCACCAGTTGCACCTGGTTAATTATGAAAACTGCAAGGATCAATTCTGATGTAGACAGCAAGGGCAATAGGTTAAATTCCAATGGCAAGATCCCCTCGGTGTTTATCAACAACCAGCCCATAGCTTTGCTTAATAGTTCAAACTCAAAAGGATCAAAGGTAATGTCTGGATCTCCCAATGTATATGCACACAATATAAATGTTGCCAGAGTCAACGATGCATTTGCTGGCGGAACCAAAATTGCTACTGGAAGTGACAACGTTCTCACAAACTTGCCAAATCCTTAATCAATAAGGTTGACCTTTATTTTCTACCCCTGTACACTAGGTATAAGTACTTGGTACTTGCCTTAAAGGAGAAATATATGGCTACAAATAAATTCGCAGAATTCACTGCAATCATCGAAGCAATGGAAAATGATTTTGAAAAGTTTTACGACAAAGAAGTAGGTGCGGCTGGAACCCGTGTTCGCAAACATTGTCAGGACCTGGCCAAGTTGTGTAAAGAAACACGCAACGATGTCACCACAGTTAAAAACGCACGAAAAGAACCAAAATAATCATATAAATACAATATGGCATACAGCGATAAGGTAATCGACCACTACGAAAATCCAAGGAACGTTGGATCATTCCCAAAAGATGATCCTGACATTGGCACGGGTATGGTCGGTGCGCCCGCTTGTGGCGATGTAATGAAACTACAGATAAAGGTAGATCATGATACAGGTATTATTACAGATGCAAAATTTAAAACGTATGGCTGTGGATCGGCTATCGCAAGTTCGAGCCTCGTTACAGAATGGCTGAAAGGCAAAACACTTGACGAAGCAGGAACAATCGAAAACTCCAAAATTGCCGAAGAACTAGCACTGCCTCCAGTCAAGATACATTGTTCAATACTAGCAGAAGATGCTATCAAAGCGGCTGTGCATGATTACCGTAACCGACACAGCGTATAAAAAAATCAAACTGAATTTAGAACGCCGGGGCAAAGGTGTTGGTATTCGTTTAGGTGTTCGTACTACTGGATGCAGTGGACTGGCATACACTATCGAATATGTGGACGAGTATACCGCAGAAGCAGGGGTAACCAATTATGCTCAAAAAGACTTTGTTGTGCTAGTAGATGCCAAAAGTCTAGCATATTTAAATGGCATCACAATGGATTGGGTCCGCAATGGACTCAATGAAGGTTTTGACTTTCAAAATCCAAATGAACGCGACCGTTGCGGTTGCGGCGAGAGTTTCAGAGTTTAACCCCAAAAATACTTGACTTTAACCAAAGTTAGCTGTATAATACTAGCTAATGTTATAACTTTTGGAGATTATTTTGAGTATGCATTTAGAAGGTCCGTGGCTCAGTACCACCGGCAAGAAAAAAGGTAAAAAGAAATTTGCTAGTTCAGAACATGCCCGCAAAGCACGTGAGCAGGAAGAAAGTTGGAAAGATCTACAAAAGCGTTGGGGCATTGAGGCAGAAGAAAAGAAACGCAACCGTGCCATGACCAGTGAAGTTTGGAAACCGGATAACAAACCATACACTAGATATGGTACCGATGTCAAGTATCCCAGTCGAGATACTGGTGCAGGCAATGCCACACTCAAGCCCCCGAAAGTTTACACAGGCACAATGGTAAAAGGCATTGCCACCATGCACAAAAGCAACGCAGTACCGGTTTTTAGTAATGAAGAAGCAATAGATATTAGTAAAATGCGTAGATAACCATTAAACTTATGTTTTTATACCGGCTATCATGGCATAACTATATATTGTACCTCAAAAGGTTTGGAGTACAACAAAGCAGTAAGGCTTTTAACGCACAAGGAGATGTATCAGAGCCATATTTTATAATGACGGAACCAGCGATTCCGTGATCCAGCGTAAAGGAGAAAATCATATGATACGCATCATCAAAACAGCAGTCTTTATTTTAGTAATGATACTAGTAGGATTAGCAGGGGTTAAGGCAGTGAATTACAAACTGGACACCCTAAAAACAGCTCGTGAACAAGCGAGTCCGGTTACAGCACAAATAAGACAGAAACAACTAGACTGTCTAGCTCGTAACATATACCATGAAGCAGGCTACGAACCTTTTGAAGGCAAGGTTGCAGTGGCTCAGGTAACAATCAATCGTGCAGAAAGTGGACAATTTCCCAGTGACATCTGCCAAGTAGTATATCAAAAGAACATAGTGTACGAACGGGTGCTTTGCCAGTTCAGTTGGTACTGTGAAAGTGCCACTGTTAAAAAACCCATGAATGGCCCTGTGTATACAGAAAGTATGGAAGTGGCCAAAAAAGTATTGTTAGAAGGATTTAGATTACCCTCCATCAAAAATGCTCTTTACTTTCATGGCGACTACATCAATCCCAAATGGGGTAAGCAACCCGTGGCCAAAATTGGCCGACACATTTTTTATAATTAGGAGATAATATGAATTTGAATATTTTAACAGAACGCATCAAAAATAGCATTAGTGATCTTTTTAATTTGGATTTGTGGGTTAAAAACGTTAAAGAACATGCGCCACAGGTCAGCGCAGAAACTATGGGCTGGCTAGCTGGCATTCTAATGCATTTGGCCACGATCCCAACCATGGTAGCAGTACTCACAGGGCTAACTGAAAAGATGCCCCCTGTGGATCTAGTGCTGTTTGTTTGGGCTGGTTTATTTGCTTTGTTTATTAAAGCAACTATCCAGAAGGATCTATTAAATATTGTTACAATAGGATTTGGATTCTTTGTGCAGGCCGCTTTGTTAGCACTTATTGTGTTCAAATAACTTGCTTTCAGTTTAGCCCTAATGTACAATTACTCATTAGGGCTAATTGCTGATAAATATATGATATTAATAGGAGCATAATAATGCCATCAGGATTTCAACAAGACACCAATCAGCTACAAGCTGAAATGTACAGAGTGGTTGTTACAATGAGTAACACCACATTCTACCCAACCGCAACCGGTAACGACAACGGTGGAGTAACGCCAAATTCATGGGACTCGTTTGCTACCCTACCAACCACATTGGCATTGAGTCAAGCTCGTGCCAGAGGTAACATGCGTTTCCGTAACATTGTTAACCAATTAACTGGTTTGACAGATGTGCAATTACGCGATATTACAATTACAGAAGCTAATGGTGATGCCCAAGCAACCAGTCTAGCATTTACATTGCTAATCGAGCGTCCAGCATTTATCAATGTAACCGGTACTGCAATTGACGCTTCGACTGCACTTACAACTACAGCACTTGTGCTTAAGAATGAAGTAGCCAAGGCAATTCGTCTAAGCACTAGTGCTAGTTCACGTGTGTATGATCCAACTAGTCCAACTACCCCAATGGGTACTCAAGTATCAATCACCGCCACGCATACAGGCGCTACTGCTACACAAACTTTTGGTACAGTGGCAGTTACTTTAATTGACGAATCAACATTGTTCGATTAAGGACTAGATGATTTTAGCGTACTTACTACTATTAACTGGTTTAACGATATCTGCGGTCGCAATCTACTATAGTGTAGTAGGTCTGACCGCAATATTTTCTGCCGCGGCTATCCCAATTATCATCATGGGTTCAGCTTTAGAAGTAGGCAAACTGGTGTGCGCCAGTTGGCTCAAAGCCAACTGGACTCGTGCTCCTGCTTACATGAAGTACTATATGATTTCAGCAGTGGCTATACTGATGCTGATTACCAGCATGGGTATCTTTGGATTCCTTTCCAAAGCACACAACGATCAAAATTTAGTGAGTGGCGATGTCCAAAGTAAGATTGCTATCTATGATGAAAAGATCAAAACAGCACGAGACAATATAGATGCAAACCGCAAAGCTCTTAAACAGATGGATGAAGCTGTGGATCAAGTCATGGGCCGAAGCAGTGATGAAAAAGGTGCCGAAAAAGCTGTTCAAATTAGACGCAGTCAGCAAAAAGAACGTGCAAGGCTCCAGTCTGAGATCACCGCTGAACAAAAAATTGTTGCCTCCGTTAGCCAAGAGCGTTCTCCAATCGCGGCAGAAGTACGCAAGGTTGAGGCTGAAGTAGGACCAATCAAATACATTGCCAAATTCATCTACGGTGATAAAGGTGCAGATGAAAACATGTTGGAAAAAGCTGTCACATGGATCATCATAATGATTGTTATTGTGTTCGATCCTTTGGCAGTTATCATGTTGCTGGCCGCACAAATGACATTTGGTTGGCGCCGCGAAGGCACAGAACCTGTTAAGCCTGTAAGCATTAGCGACTTTGTTCCTCAACCCACAGAACACATTCCCAACAAAGAAACAAAAGAATCTGAAGTTGAGTATACTATTTTGGATGACCATCACGAACCGGATTATCCTGAACCAATCACAACAGCAGATCAAACTACAAATATTAATCAAACTGAGGCACCAAGCGAAACGCCTGTTACAGCACTAGGAGGTGATATAACTGGACAGGAATCGTCAAATCAAGAATTTCCACAGCCAATAGAGCAATGGAACAACATGATTGCAGAGGCAGAAGCAGAGGCAAACAAAGAAATAGTTGAGAAGGAAGCTCGTAAATATCAAATACTTCCTGAACTTGTTGAACATACCAACGAGCGAAATAAGCCTGATCTTACTGAAGTTATAGAACCCATCGACTCAAAAAAAAAGACTTACATGATGAAGGCTCCGGACGGCTCAATACAGATCAAAAACCGTTAATAAGTAACGACTATGTACAAAACGCAGAACAAGGCGTTGATACATTATGGTCACGTATTACTGAACGTTCAACTTTAAAATTAAAAGATCAACTATATGTTGAATATGGCCTAGACCAATTTGCAGGCATAATTGTTGACAAAGAGGCAGAGCCAGAACTTTATGATTTTGTGGAAGATTGTAAAACCAACGGCGCCCGTTTTTACGGATACCCAGAAGATAAAATGGAATATTTTGCAAGAAGGATTTATGAGCTTAGGAAAGATTAATTTGATAACACCACCAGATAAGCTGTTCAATATGAACTTAGGCTATCTTTTGGTAAAACCAAGTGTATATGTTAAACAACAATTTCAAACTATATTGAGTCACAATATGGAAGAAATTAATGTATTCGTTTACGACGAGAATGAACACGATATCGATTGGTTACTTAGTGTGGCCAATCAATGTGATGTTACTATAATAGATGTCGACAACTGTGACCCAATTACTCAAAAATTTATCACTTATTTGTTAGCCCAGCCCAACACACACTATATAACTAACGACGAGATTACTCCTTATGGATTAATCAACAAAAATAGAATTTACAATTTGGACTGGATTGTACAGCAAATGGACGATAACGAAGAGGATGAAACTGATGAGTAGAGAAAAGCGGTATGATGGTAATCGTGTTACTGTCAAAGATAATGAAAACATAACACAGGCACTGCGTAGATTCAAACGTAAGATTGAAGACAGTGGACTTTTGGACACACTCCGTAAAAAAGAGTTTTATGAAAAGCCAACTACTGAACGCAAACGTAAAAAGAGTGCGGCCGTAAATCGATATAAAAAGAAACTTGAAAAAGAGCAATTACCTAAAAAAATGTATTGACGTAGGCTAGTATACCTGTTATAATTTAAGTTCACAATTAAGAAAGAATTTAAATGGCCAATACGGATATTATGATTGACTTGGAAACACTGGCAACATCTACTGATGCTACGATCCTAACAATTGGTGCTGTGAAGTTTGACCCTTTTGGGAAAGACATCGAAGAACCCGCAATGGATTCTTTCTATGTTAGAGTAGACTTGGATAGCTGTGACGAACTTGGACTTGCAGTTAACGATGACACTATAGCATGGTGGGCACAACAAAGCCAAGAAGCACAGGACGAAGCCTTTGGAACAGAGGGCCGTATTCACATCCGCGAAGCTATGGAAAAACTTTACAAGTTTTGCTGGGGCGCCAAGCGTGTATGGGCTAATGGTGCTTGCTTTGACATTCCAATTTGCGAAACTGCATATCGCAAACTTAACAAAGCAATCCCATGGAGTTTCTGGCAAATACGTGATGTGCGCACTGCCTTTGACTTGGGTATCGATCCTCGTCGTCCAACTGTAACAGCACACCACGCATTGCAAGATGCATACAATCAAGCAGTAGGAATACAAAATGTATATACACTTTTGCGTAGCAGTACGACAAGAGAAGGTAATTACATTACACCTTTTAAAAATGAAAGATAAAAATGGACTCACAAACTAAAGAAGTAATGGACATTCTCCAGGAAGAATGTGCTGAAGTAATTCAAGCGGTAAGTAAAATCAGCCGTTTTGGTATTGACAATTTCAAACCAGGTAAACCTAAAACCAACAGAGAACATCTTGAAGAAGAACTTGGCGATTTACAAGCTATGGTGGAAATCCTACAAGAGCTTGATATTGTAAGCTGGACTAATATTGAACGTGCGGCCGAAGCCAAACGTGAAAAACTCAAAATTTGGTCCAATATCTTTAAAACAGAGAACGTCTGAGATAAATAAATTTGTAGTGCGCCGTAAGGGCCTACATATTCTTGCTTAATTAAAGGAGAACAATATGAGCAAAATCATCGGTATCGATTTAGGTACAACAAATAGCTGTGTAGCAATCCTAGAAAACGGAGTTGCCAAAGTAATTGAAAATAGCGAAGGTGCTAGAACAACACCATCAATCGTGGCTTACACCAAAGGCGAGATTCTCGTTGGTGCTACAGCTAAACGACAAGCAGTAACAAACCCAAAAAATACAATCTACGCCAGCAAGCGCCTTATTGGCCGCAAGTTTAGCGAGAAAGAAGTACAGAAAGACATTGGTCTAATGCCTTACGGTATTGTCCAAGCAGACAACGGTGACGCATGGATTGAAGCCAATGGCGAGAAATTGGCTCCACAACAAGTGTCAGCTGAAGTACTTCGCAAAATGAAAAAGACTGCTGAAGACTATTTAGGTTATGAAGTAACGCAGGCAGTTATTACTGTACCAGCTTACTTTAACGACAGTCAGCGTCAAGCAACCAAAGATGCAGGACGTATTGCCGGCTTGGAAGTACTGCGTATTATCAACGAACCAACTGCGGCCGCACTGGCATACGGTGTAGACAAACAAGACAAGAAGGATCGCAAGATTGCAGTATACGACTTGGGTGGTGGTACATTTGATATCAGTATTATTGAAATTGCCAACATTGACGGCGACAAACAAATTGAAGTGTTATCAACAAACGGCGACACATTCCTTGGTGGTGAAGACTTCGATCAAGCCATTATGGATCATTTGGTTGCAGTTTTTAAGAAAGAGTCTGGCATTGACTTGAAGAAAGATATGCTTGCCCTACAACGTTTGAAAGACTCAGCTGAAAAGGCCAAGATTGAATTGTCCAGTGCGGCCAGTACAGATGTTAACTTGCCATACATCACAGCAGACGCAAGTGGCCCTAAGCATTTGAACGTTAAATTAACTCGTGCTAAGTTTGAACAAATGGTCGAAGACTTGATTACTCGTTCAATTGAACCGTGTAAGACAGCCATGTCAGATGCTAATGTCACTGCCGCAGACATCGACGAAGTTATCCTTGTTGGTGGACAAACACGTATGCCCAAAGTACAAGAAGCAGTTGAGAAACTGTTTGGCAAGGCTCCACGCAAAGACGTTAACCCAGACGAAGCAGTGGCCGCTGGTGCCGCCATCCAGGGTGCTGTGTTGGCCGGCGACAAGACAGATGTGCTGTTGCTAGACGTTACACCATTGAGTTTGGGTATTGAAACAATGGGTGGAGTGTTTACCAAAGTTATTCAAAAGAACACAACTATCCCAACCAAAGCTAGCCAAACGTTCAGTACTGCTGAAGACAATCAACCAGCTGTAACTATCAAAGTTGGTCAAGGCGAACGTGAACTATTCAAGTTTAATAAGATACTGGGCGAATTCAATCTCGACGGCATTGCCCCAGCACCACGTGGCATGCCACAAGTTGAAGTTACCTTTGACATTGATGCCAATGGTATCATGCATATCAGTGCTAAAGATAAAGGCACTGGTAAGGAAAATAAGATTACAATCAAATCCGATAGCGGATTGACGGAAGCTGAAATCCAACGCATGGTACAAGAAGCTGAACAAAACGCAGAGTCTGATAAGAAAGCCAAAGAGCTCATTGAAGCACGTAATCAAGCTGATGGTGCCACACACAGCTTCAAGAAAGACTTTGAAGAAGTTAAAGAACAGTTGACTGAAGAAGAAAAGACAGCCGTTGAAACTGCACTTAAAGGTGTAGACGATGCAGTAGTTGGAGAAGATCCAGAAGCTATTCAAAAATCAGTCCAAGCAGTTTTCGAAGCAGGCAAACCTGTATTTGAAAAGAAGCAGGCCGCTGAGGCCGCAAAGAGTGCCGCACCAGCTGACCAGCCTGCCGAAGGGCAAACAGTGGATGCGAGCTTCACAGAAGTTGACACACAGACAGCAAAGTAATATAATGTAAACATGCAGGATGCCTACGGGGTCCTGCAAAGTTCTTGCTTAAAAGGAGAAACTAAAATGCAACAACTAAGAACTATTGACACAGCCGCTCTAGCACAATTGAGCAAAGCACTAGTAGGATTTGATCGATACTTTAATGTACCACATCATGTAAACAGTAACTATCCTCCACATAATATTGTGAAGTATAGTGATGATACATACGCAATTGAAGTAGCTGTAGCAGGCTTCACTAAAGAAGAAGTCACAGTTGAAGTGGATCAAGACCAACTAACAATCCGTGGTGTAAAAGATCGTCCAAACGAAAATACTGGACAGATTGAATATCTACATCGTGGATTGGCCGCACGTGACTTCGAGCAAATATTTACTCTAGCAGAGTATATGATTGTAAGGGGTGCTAAAGTGGAGAATGGTATGCTACAAATTGATATTCAACGTGTAGTACCAGACGCACTAAAACCACGTCAAATCACAATTAAATAAAGTAAATAACAATGGAGGGGGCGACTCCTCCATTAACCCGGAGAACTAAAATGGCAGGCACTGATATCCAACTAGACGAGAAAATTAAGGTCACTGTACAAGAACCTAAACGTTGGAAAGTCATAGTACTTAATGACGACGCAACTCCTATGGATTTTGTAGTTGGCGTACTTGTTGAAATCTTCAAGCATACAGACACAACTGCTAGAGATATAATGATCACTGTACACGAGCAAGGCGCTGGCATTGCAGGTGTATACAGTTTTGAAATTGCAGAAGCCAAAGCAGTTGAATCAACTCAACTTGCTAGGTCTAACGGATTTCCGCTACAGATAAAATTGGAAGAAGAATGAGCTTAAAAGACCTAACATGGGAACATCACAAGTACGCTGAAACACGCCCGTTTGTTAAGGTATTGTTTTCAGGTAAGATTACTCCAGAAGCATACGCTACATATCTTTATAATCAGCACAAGTGTTATGACTTGTTAGAAGCTATGGCCATGATGCATGGCCTAATGAATGACTATCCTGCAATACGCAGAGCTCCTGCCATTCATGCAGACTTTTTAGAACTATGGACTGATAAGAAAAAACTACCAAATCAAGTGCCATCGGTACAGGCGTATCACGACCATTTACTATCTATCAAAGACGATCCTAAAAAGATTCTAGCACACTTGTATGTTAGACACTTTGGAGATTTGAGTGGTGGACAGATGATTGCCAAGCGTGTTCCAGGCAGTGGAAAATATTATCAGTTCGACGGCGACACAACAGAAATTAAAAACATCCTACGTGCCAAACTAGATGACAGTCTAGCAGAAGAAGCGGCTGTGTGCTTTAAGTTTGCGGCTGACATGTTTGACGACTTGGAAAAGGCTGTCAATGAGTAAAGTCTGGGATACGCTAATAGGTATACAGCAGTTACTAGAAGAAAGTTTTGATGCTACTGGGAAGGAAACCTTTGAGCCAGGCATGGATCGTTTCAATCAGCCCGGTTGGGTTAACAGAGTGTGGACTAGCGAATCCTATCGTAGAGCACACGTTGATGTTGTAGATGCCCGTGAGTCAAAAGGACTTTGGATGATGCACTGTTGCATATTTCCACATACACACAATCCAGCACCAATATACGGATTTGACGTTATAGCTGGTAAGAATAAGATTACTGGATGCTTTCATGATTACTCAAAAGCCGGAGATGCTGGCCATCCAATGATGGCTTGGTTCCACGACGAAGTAGCCAAACTGGAATGGCGCAGAGAACGTGCGCTACCTGAATGGGCCACTAACATATTCAGCGGCAGTATGGTGGCCGCGGCCAATGTACAAGATGAAGAAGAACTGGAGCAGATTACAAATCTAGCACGTACCACAGTTGCTCACTATCTAAGCACAGTAGCAGAAACTAACAATACTGCTGAAAACACTACAGAAGCACAAAACTACTACGCACAGAATCAGAAATGTAACCCTCATACACCACGTGTAATGGTTAGTTTGGGACTAAGTGAGGCGGATGTACAGCATTTCATACAGGAATGCCTGTTCCCTGAAATAGTATAAATATTACACTATGCGTGTAATTGACATTTTAACTGAATCCGTTTTAACAGAAGCTGGCTTAACAGCTAGAGACTTTTATGAGCGCGGTAGGCTGGATAATTTTATTAAGAAATTAGTTGCCAAAGAACCTTTTTTTACTGTGGACGGCGAACAGATTGAAATTCCTGCTACCGGTTCCGAAATAAGCTGGCTCAAAACTCAACTCAAAACAAACTTTGATTCTAAAGATCCTCTAGCAAGAGCAGTACAGACTCTTAATATTTTTCCAAAGATCGGAGGAATCAGACTAAGTTCCTTGGCCAAAACTAAAGAATTTGGGGGAACATTCAGTGTGAACTCCAGTGGCAAGATGGATACTAGCAAAGCCAATATAGGGCCAACTGTTGAAGCTTTGAAAGCATTTGCTATATTTGCAAGATTGGTAATACGAAATAAGGCAACACTCACTGCTCAAGACGTTATGAAAGTTGCACAGATGGCTCAAAAGAATTCTAGTATAGTTTACCTAACAAATGAAAAAACGGGAAAACCCTCTAAAAATCCTACCACTCAGGTGACAGTTGTAAGAAAAGTACCTGACAAGAATGGAACTGTAAAAGATGAATTTACATTAAATGTATCTTTAAGCACACCTTCTTTCGTTCGTGCAATAAATGTAACAGAAAAAGACAAGGCAGCTTGGGGACATTTAAACGGTGTTGTGAAATATATCAATTCGGAAGGCGACTTGGCAAAATATTCTAGATACTTTGCTAATAACAACAAAAAAGATCCTGTTAAAATTGCAGTGATTGGTATTGAGTTAGGCAAAGTTGATATCTCATCATCATATACTGATCCGGTCAGTGGAGAAGAACGTCCTCTAGAAAACTTAACAATGAGTATCAAGAGCGAAGATGCTCCTTGGTTCCATCAAACATCCGGTGGAAAATTAACCGGTATATATCAAATGTATCAAGCAATAGGTTTGACAGATGCTGAAGTAGACGAAGACATGGTCACTGCTGGCTACCAAGAAACAGGAAAGAAGAATTCCCGTGCGCAATTCCAACAGACTGTGAAGGCTGTTGAAGCCATATATGATCTTGCTTTTGACCGACTGGGTTCAGCAATGGCCAAGTTAAACGATAAAGGCGAAGCTGACTATATTCATAACTTTTTAAACACGTTAAAACACAATATTGCAGGCGATGACAAATTAGTCTATGTAAAATTTAATGCACGTGGAGCATACTCAAAATTAAAACCCAACATGTTATGGCATCTATCTGAAGTCATCGAACTGGGCGTTAATCAAGGCACAGGCCAACGCCGCGCAATCTACTGGATTGACCAAAAAACAGGTAAAACACTGATGGAAGTGAGGATGTTAATAAATGCTCCAAATCACAGAATTACCAATCAATTTAATTTAGGCAAAGACTTCTTTTCGTTAATTAAAGAATCTGAAAAGATTTACAATGTTAACAGTACCAAAGCGGCACCTGCTACTACCCCTACAACGGACAAGCAAGTGACCCAAGTAGAACCAACTGAACCTATCGCTAAAAAGGCAGTTCCAGCAAATATTAAAAAATCAGCGGCAACTGCTGTGCCAACCGCTAACATTGATACCAATCCCAATCAATCATTAAACCGTGCTGTTCCTAGCACAAATCCAAACGACAATATTCCGTTCGCAACATAATCCACGTACTTAGAATACCTTATTAGTAGTAAATACTAATAACGATATACCGGGAGCGAAACCGTGGATCCAATCACGATAGGTCTGGCATTTGCCGCCGCCCAATCAGCAGTTAGTCATATAAAGCAAGCCGTAGCTCTGGGTAAGGACATCAACAGTCTAGTAGGGCAATTCAGCAAATTCTTTGAAAGTTCAGATTCTATACATCGTGAACGAACAAAGTTAAAAGCCAAAGCTAACCTACTGGGCAAAACTGATGCTGAGTTGGGGCACGAAGCCCTACAAATTGCCATGCACAGTGATGCCCTACGTCAAGCAGAGCGCGATCTCAAAGACATGATTCTTTGGCAATTGGGTAAACCGCAGATTTGGGAACAAATGATTGCCGAGCGCACCAGACTATTCAAAGCCCGTGCAGAAGCCCAACGTGCAGAAGAAGAACGTGAACTAGCACACAAGAAAAAAATGGCTGATACGTTTATTTTTGGCATGTATTTCCTAGCAGGGTCAGTGATTGTATTTGCATTTGCCATGGGCGGTGTTGGCATTTACGGCCAGATGGAAGAAAAACGAATTTATGAAGAAAAGGTTGTCAAGAGAAATCTAGTTATTCGTCAACAACAAAAAGAACGCGAAGCTCGTGAAAAGAAAGAACGCGAAGATTATGCTAAAAATTAACAAAGGAACGTATGTACTTCAACATTATTATCACATTCAATGATCTGCTGTTCTTATTGTCAATGACTCCATTAGTGGCTATATTTTGTGTCATGTTTAAAGATTGGCTCAAAGATAGAAAATGATCATGTACGAATGGATATTGATGCTAGCCCTTGCACAAGAACCAGTTAAGAAATGGCCAGAGTGGGAGTGTGTGCGTTGGACATGGACCGGTGACGTTTACAATCGCACAGTGATATGTTTAGAATGGCGCAAGAGAGAAAATAGATGGAAACCCTAAACAGAATAATTGTGGTCCTGGCATTATCGACTCTGTGTGTTTCTACGATAGTGTCAAGTTCACCCATGTACGGCGGTGATCGTCCCAATGTAGCTAGAGAATTACCCAGTCGAGAACGTGAAGTAACGCTCAATCAGGGTGTTGCCCAATGTGTTAGAACTGCTTGGATTGGTGATGTCAGCAATAGAACATTGATTTGTGTTGAATATCGCTATCGGAAAGAGGTCAAGTAATGGATCCCTTAACACTCTTTGCACTGGCCAATGCCGCAGTGTCCGCAGTCAAGGCTGGCTGTAAACTTTATAAAGATATCAAAGGTGCGGCGGGTGATGTCAAGGATGTACTCAAAGATCTTGATGCACAGTTCCAAAAACTTCACCCGGCTGAAAAACCAGCCACAGTAGAGCAACGTAATCAATACATTCGTACAAAAAACGAAGTTGTCGAGTTAAACAAAAAGGCTAACTCGGGCGAGCATACCGGTGTTTACACAGAGATTGGCAATCATCTTGGCGCATATTACGATAACTTAAACAAGTGTATGGCAATCTTTGCTGAAGAAGAACGTCGCAGTAAAACACAAGTTTATACTGGAGATGACAGCCTAGGTAAACGTGCCTTACAACGTGTGTTGATGCGCAAGCAATTGGAACAAATGGGCACTGAACTGCGTGAGATAATGGTGTATCAAAGCCCTAAAGAACTGGGTGCGCTTTATACAGAAGTAGAAGAGATGATGAGAGAAATGGGTAAGGAACAAAAAGTTCTCATCATCAAGCAAATGAAAATTCAAGAGGCACAGGATCGTAGACGTGCGGCCCGTATGAAACAGCTGAGAGAAGAGTTGATCATCGGTGTAGCAATCATGATCATGATCATCATCATGGGCGGAGTGTTCATATGGGTAGCACATGATCGCCAGCAAAAATACCCACAATACGGTGATGGATTGTTTCCTAAAAGCGAAGAACGCCGCCGATCCGAATCGGAACCCAAGGTATATATAGGACGTTAGGTGTTGGAATTACAACATGTGGGAAAATTAACATGTTGTAATTATAACAGTGTATTATTATTCTTGCAGTTTTAGAGTTAAATACTTTGTCTAACTAAAGGGAGCGACAACCATGGAATTGGAACAAATCAAAGAAAAGATGAGTGCTGGCGAAGCCAAGGGTGCGCTGATCGAAAAAGTAACATTTGCAGTATTGCCCATCATGTTTGCCTGTGTGGTGTACTTGATGAATGCGTTGAGTCATGTTAATACACAGTTGACCATTCTTGAAAGCAAGATGCAGTTGGTGGTGACATCGGACAACAAACAAGCACCAAACATGGGTGCTGAACTGGCTCGTGAAAAACTGCGCCAAGACTTTATGCAAGCCAACACAGACGCTGTGACCCGTGCGGCCGCAAACCGTGCCATCATTGATACTTTGTCATGGCGTATGGCAGAGTTGGAAAAGCACAAAGACAGACAATTGTCTAATGGTGGGAAGAAGTAACTAAAATGATCGATGGTGCAAAAAGTGCCGCCACGACTTTAAAAGCCGCCCAGACAGCTGGCAAGGAGCTGGGCGCAGTTGTGACCAGTCAGCAGGCCGATATGGAGGCCACGATCCAGCGCGAGCACAAGGCCAGGGTAACAGCCAAACTGGCAGAAGATGATAGAAAGTCTAGTTTGGAATTACGAGCACTGGCAAAGTTTGAATCCAAGATGCGCTACGAGCAGGAAATAGCAAAATTAAAAGCTGATACCATACGCAAGTACGGCAAAGATGCGTGGGCCAAAGTGGAAGCTGAAAAGGCACAGATGGAAAAAGATCGCAACACTGAGTTGTCTGCCATGGAGCACGATCGACAACGGCAATTTGATCTGCTGTGCTGGTGCTTTGTGGCTGGCACATTGATCACTTACTTTTTAAAATTATACAAAATATGAGATTACCACAAATTGTTCTAGTATTGACGCTGATAGCCACTGTTGCTTTGATGTTGCTGGAATGGCAATTGAAGTAACTAGCGCAGTCGTGCCAGTCCCGCGGTTCTAAAAATAGTCAGCCACATCCAGCCTATATCAAATTCAAACCAGCGACGACTGAGACGAGGATTGCCGGGTTCAAGATGATGATTATTGTGCAGACATTCACCGCCAATAACAATGCCCCAAGGCATAATATTTTTACTTTGATCTTTGGTTTCGCCATTTCTATATCCTATCCAATGTCCAACACCGTTGATAACACCAGCGGCCCAGAACGGAATCCATAACATTTGTACACCCCACACTATGAATCCCCACGGTCCAAAGAACAGGCAGTCTATGACCAGCATTAGAAGAATACCGAGGCGGCTGTGGGGTGTATAAATGACACGTTCAATCCAATCATCGGGAGTACCTACACCGTACTGTTGAATCATTGCGGTATCTTTACTGGCTGAGTGATACAATCCAGCACCTTTGAACAACACACGCCATATGCCATATACATGTGGAGTGTGTGGATCACCTGGAAGATCGCTGAATCTGTGATGTTTTCTGTGTATGGCTACCCATTGCTTGGTAACCATGCCAGTTGTTAGCCATAGCCAGGCTCGCATCGAGTGTTCTAATATAGGGTGGAAAATAATTCCTTTGTGTGCCTGTCCCCTGTGTAAAAATAGGGTAACGCATATGATAGTGATGTGTGTTACTATTAGGGTGTATAAGATTATATCCATTAAGATCCGCCGACTAGCTTGTTAAAAGCAGGTTGCTTGCCATCCTTACGTTGTTTTGCATTACCGCGCAACTGTCCAGCAACTCCTGCTTTCTGTCCAACCTTAGCACCTGCAAACGGATAGCTCTTTGCTTCATTAGTTCTGTGAAACTCACTTGCTTCACCTTCTAAACTCACATGCCATGCATAGAATTTAGTGCGGGGATATTCGTCTTTGAGTTCTATAAATGATTCTAAGTTAGGCATAGCATCATCATACATGATGGCTTTGGTATAGTTGCCTTTGTTTAGCAAGTCTCGAATAATAATTTTTTTCTTTTCTTCGGTTTGCATTTTACCTTGCATGTTGCCTGCACGGTAAACATGTACCCGGCCCATATCAACACCATACTTGCGGAATGTATCCAAGAACAGTTCTCTATCATCAAAGTCAGCACGGGCAGTTACCATCACTACCTTGTTACCAGTGGCAATGTCTTGCTTGAGTTGATCCAGCATGGGAATGATGGGTTTGGCATTGTTGAAGAACTCTTGCGCATTGGCAAAATCTCCAAAGTCAAACCTCTCACCGTCTTGTAATTTGTAGTGAGTAAAATCGTGACTGTTAAGACTTTTAATCACACGACCGTCTCGGACAACATGTACTTTGGTCTGAGTATGCACCAGTGTGTCATCTATATCAAAGATAACCAGCTTGTTGGGTTGGAATTCCTGCGCTCTCATGAGTTAATCAGCGGATTTGCCTTTGTCTTTTTCAGTGATTGGTCCACCAGTGACCCATGCTTTGCAACTGCGTGAGCCAGCACATTTGAAATGTAAAAAGTTACAGTAACCAAGATCAGCCAAGTTGATAGTGGCATTGGCATCCACACTAGACTCGCTACCTTTTATACCATTGGACATGCACTTTCTCATGCTGTCACTCACATCAAATGCTGAGCAATTGCCACACAGCATAGTCTTGGCCGTTGCTGTGGTCACATTGAATATCTTTGCGCTGTCACTCCAATAATTCTCAGCCTTGTTGGGATTGGCTGGTCCGTAGTGATAATCGTCTATGGCCTTTTGACGATTTTTTAAATTCAAATCGATGTTATGGGTAGCAGTAGGGCATCCTTGATTGATAGATTCTATTAAATCAATAAGGTCTCTCATTTTTTGGCCTTGCCTGCTTTCATGTTAGCCATCCAATGTGCTAGTTGTCCTTTGCGGCCGCCTTGTTTGGCCACATTACGTAATGTACTTACTGATGCTTTGGTAGGAACTCCGTGGCGTTTGCTGTCGCCTTTGTCTTGCGGATTCTTTCCATCGGCAAAGTTTTCTTCCATCTTAACACAGTTGTCTACTGTCTTGCCGCCTTTCTTCTTAGTGCCCATGCGTTTGTAGCCATCCCAGCAGGCCTTGCCATCAACACCTTTTTGTTTTTCTTCGTTGATAACACGTTCGGCTGTTTCAATTAACTGACGCATTTCTTCAACACTTTCGCAATTCCAACGGCGCAGTGCCAATGCTTTAGGAGTAGGCTTACCATTGGGTTTCTTCATGGGGCCTTTGTTGCCGCCCATTCTAGCACAGAATGATTTACGGCGTTTAGCGGCTTTACTGCCAGCTTTTAACTTGCTGGGTTTGGTTGTAACAGCAGTTTTTAATTTTGAGCCTGGATTCTCACGACGATAAGCATTAACAGCTTTTTGACTCAAGCCATCTGTCTTGTCGTGGTGATTGACTTTGTTCCAATCTTCGGTGATAAATTGTTTTGCTCTCATAACATGTTCCAGTTTCTTATATAGTATTTATTTGATACCTATCACCATGTACCTAGCATAGGACCCCTGTTTTCCCTGTAATCTCAGCTTGCCCATGTACAGAACCTTTGATAGAGGATAATTGGCCGATAATTCGCCTTCACTGTTACAGGGATTAACTCCTGCTGGATCTTTATTACGACTCTGCAACACCACTAGAGTGCCCAGGGGTATGTTTTCAAACCAACCTGCATTTTCTATATTGTTCACACTGGTGTTGATGATCAAGCTGGGCGCAAGATACACTATATAGTTGGCATTTTTGTGTATGATATCAATGTCCTGGGCAACACCCAAGCTCTTAGCCAGTTCTTCGCCTTGCACCAATACACTTTCGTTGGTGTCCACATTGTACAGGTGTTGGAATTTAATCTTGTGTTCTTGAAACAACACCAGGCTTAGATTGCCGTACCAGCTACCCAGCACATAGACATTTTTAAAATCTGTACGTATTTTGGCCAGCTCAGTAGCCAACCATGTTTTACTTTGTACAAGGTCCTTACTAAAGCTGTCTTTGAGATTGTTGTGGCTTACTTCGAATATTCGCATGAAATATTTATCGTAAAAATAGGGCTTGCGCCCTACTGCTGGTTACGAGTTCCAGCACCACTCAATCTTTGTGGACGGTTTAAACTGACTGTTAAGCTGTTTTTTGTTCTGGTTCAACAAAAGCAACTACTTCTGCACCTTGATCATCTAATCCACCTTCTGGAAAAGGCCATGTTGCTTGTGCTACATGTTGTTCTTCGGTCATGTCTTCGTAATATTCGTTTTCTTCTTCAGCTTGTTCAAAGTCTTCATCATCTGGTGCTGATACCACTGACAACATGACTTTGTCATATGATGACAATTCGTCAACTAGATCTTTTACTTGTTGTAAAACTTCTAAACCGTTGTATGCATCATCATCCAATTCTAAATTAACATTTAACCCGTGTACTGTCATTTCAAGTTTCATTTTGAGCCCCTTGTGGTTAGTGTGCTTGTGGCACACAACTATTTAACGGATAATCGATTACAATGATTTGACAGATACTAAATTGTCTCTAAATATTTGCCAGGCACGAGTCCAAGTCCAACGTTGACTACCTGCCAATACTCGATCTCTATCTAATTTTAACGCATCATGAACTGCTTGAGCCAAGTCTTCGTTCATACAACCAGTAACTCCTTCATCTACCACATCTAATGGACCTTGACATGGATACGCCGCTACCGGTGTACCGCAGGCCATTGCTTCAATCATAACCAGTCCAAACGTTTCCCAGCGGCTTGGAAACACAAACACATCTGCCATGGCAAAGTACTTGGCCAGTTCTACACCACGTTTAGCACCCACAAACTTCACATCAGGATACTGTGCCTTATACTCTTCCAGCATAGGACCGTCACCTACCATGAACTTGACACCCGCATAAGGCATTTCAAAGTATGCTTCTAAATTCTTTTCTTTACTTACTCTGCTGACACATACCAGTATAGGACCATTCGTCACTGTACCGGTGCGTTGACTTGGATTGAATATGTCTCGGTCCACTCCACGAGTCCACGGAATGACATCACCATCAAATCCGTGTGCCCGTAACTCCGCAACCATTGTGTCTGTAGTGGTTAACACCTTGCCACTGTGCTTGTGGAACCAACGTACTAGAGGCCAAGTAAGAGCCTCAGGGATTCCAAATAGGGCTCTAAGTCCTTCAGGGAACTTAGTATGATAAGCAGTATTGTAGCGAAGATTATGTTTTGAAAGATATTTTCTAGCAGACAGACCAACAGGACCTTCTGTGGCGATATGGTAATAATCCGCACCGACCGCCTCAATCTTCTTGCCCATCTGCCTTGTATAGGCAATCTTGACTTCGTTGTAGCCAGGACAATCAAAGTGGCGGAAGTCCCCGGGAGTAATGTAAACAACGTGATAACCATCCAGAACCGCACAAGCTTCAATATTCGTATATGTTGTGACCACGCCATTGATCTGCTCCGGTAAGTTATCAGTTATTATCAGTATCTTCTTTGTCATTTGCTTTTGTCCATGTAATTATTTCCCATCGACCATCCCAGTGTTCAACTAAGGCAGTACACGACTCAACCCAGTCACCATCATTCATGTATGTGACACCGTTGATTTCTTTTATCTCTGCGTGGTGTATGTGTCCACATATGACTCCATCAAAGCCACGCTTCTTACAATAGTTAGCCAAGTTTTCTTCAAACTTGAATATAAAGTCTACTGCTTTTTTGACCTTGTGCTTAAGAAACTGGCTAAGGCTAAAGTACCCAAAACCCATACGACGACGAATCCAATTAAATTTATTGTTGAGTGTAAGAATAATGTCATATGCTTTGTCTCCTAAAAATGCTATCCAGGGTGCCAGTCTAGTAATACCATCAAACAAGTCACCGTGTGTGACTAGATAGTGTTTGCCGTCAGCACCTATGTGTTCCGTTTGATTGACAATTTCTATTAAGCCAAACGAGAAACCATAAGGTATCATGGGTCTTAAAAATTCATCATGATTGCCTGCTATGAACACAACTCTAGTGCCACGCTTGGCGTGTCCTAACACACGACGAACAACGTTGGTGTGGCTTTGTTTCCATCGCCATTTGTTTTGTTGTATCTTCCACGCATCAATGATATCACCGACTAAGTAGAGAGTATCGCACGAGTTGTGCTTGAGAAAATTATTGAGTTGTTCCGCCTTGCAGTCTTTTGTACCCAAGTGGACGTCACTCACAAAAATACTACGATAAGTTTTTTGCATAGCAATATTTATCGTAGTATCGTGTTTGAAAGATTACTGTTGCGTTACAAACTTAAATCCTAACTAAAGTCCACTTAGCTGTAAATGGTTTACCTTCGGCCTTGTGTTTCAGTATCTTAGCGAACTCTTTTTTCTTGAGTTCGGAAATCGTTTCTGTATCATGGTCGACGCAAGCCCTGTACAGTTTAGCTAATAGCTTTTTCTGTTTCATGGTTGTGTCCTCCTGACAAATATTTAGCCAAAAAAAAATGCTACACTTTAAGAACTTGCGGTAGCGAATCGTTCGTCCCAGGGCAGTAGCCTCCCCACACTTACGGTAACAAGTACCGGTCCTAAGGTGTGTTCTTTAAATTAGAAAAATAGGAATAGTCCCTGGAGACTTAACAGTATGCCAAATCCTGCAACAGCAAAGCTACCCCAAAACATGGCCATACTGACTGCAAGAATGCTGGCTGACAACACCACAATGGCCAACTGGTATGCAGTTGACGCATAGCCAATCCATGGGCTGGACTTTTTGGCTTCATCACGCTCATGTTCCATGGCTCTTGCTTTGCCAGCGATTTCTTTCTTGTCAGCATCCATGCGTTCTTTTTCTGCCATGAACTCTGCTTTGATTTTGGGATTGGCTGTTGTCTTGGCCGCAATTTCGTAGCTGACACCACGACCTGCTTTGGCTTGATACTGTGCCCATGTGTTGTTGGCGCCCAATGTGCTGTTCAGCACTGTGCTACCCAGTTTGCCGCCGTACCATGCGTTGACTGCTAACAACAGGGCAAAGATACTGATAACCATACCTGCTTTGTCTTTGATACGTGCTTCACGTTCGCTACGTGAACCCACTGGAGGCTTTGGTGCATCCGGATCTTTTGGAGTTTTAGTGATTAGGTTCAACACTGAGTCTATAAGTGCCATTGATTCGCTCCCGGCTTTGATATAGTATTTATAACTTTTGAGAAGTATTCAAAACCCGCTAAATACATCAAGAGGATAACATTATGGCCGCAAACGGAATATCAACACTATCAACCAAAGCATCTAAACAAATAGCTAAACTAGAAATTGCCCAAGCGAAAAAACAAGGTATGACTGTGTCTCGCGCTGGTACAATTACTGGCAGTATAGATAGTACTAAGAACTATTACAGATATAACAACACATATAATATAAACGACTTGCCCACAAAATATACTGGCAATGCTGTAACGGATAACGCAAACTCTGGCGGATTATTAACAGCTCGTCCATGGACATCGCATCTATAAAATAGCACCAAAAAGGTTGCAATTAAAACACACACACAGTATAATTAACACATGATAAGAAATTATCTTTAACAATCAGGAAAATAAGTAAAATGGCATCAGGTAAAGTAAAATGGTTTAATGAAACCAAAGGTTTTGGATTTATTACTCCAGACAATGGTGGTGAGGATTTGTTTGCTCACTACTCAGCAATTCAAACTCAGGGCTTTAAAGTTCTACAAGAGAATCAAGAAGTGACGTTTGATGTGGTACAGGGTCAGAAAGGCAAACAAGCCGCTAACATTGTACCAGCGTAAGATTATTTTTAAAGGAATAAGTTATGTTCGAAGTTCAACGCAAAGGCAGTCCAGTAAGACAGGCCGCCCGTCGTGCAACCAAGCGCCGTAGCAAGTAATCGAAGAATTGTTGTAGTCCTTGAATGGACAAAGTTGTAAAGTAAGGCATTCTGGACGCGGGTTCGACTCCCGCCAGGTCCACCATAAAACATATTGAATGCGGCAAATGGTAAGTCGCCGAAAGGAATGTAGGTTCGAGTCCTACTTTAGTATGTTTTATAATGGGCCTGCCATGGTTTCGACAGGGTGAGATAGGATAACGACTCAACACGTGGGGTCACGTAAAATACAAAAAACGTAAATGCAAACGCAAATACATTCGAGTATTTCAAAGTTCCAGCATCAGTAGCGAAAGCCGCTAATGCAGGTAGCTTTGCAATGGTAGCCTAAGAAACTACAACTCCGGGGCTGACTAGCCTTGTAAACCAATAGTCAAAAAAGGCTAATTTCGGTTAGCCTTTTTTCTTGACCTCTTGGCCTAAGCACTATATAATAAGCGATGACATACATGTCATTCATTCAAAAAGGAAATATAAATGAAGAAAATTGCATTAGCAACTCTATTAGCCCTAGCAGTGGGATCAGCCTCTGCTGTAGAAATTGGCTTGACAACACAACGTGACTATAGCCAAACTCCAAACCGCAATGGTTTTGGTATTACTCTAGGTCAAAAATATGACAAAGTAAGTGTAACAGGCGGATTTGAGCGTTATACCCAAGATTCAAACGATATGAATCGTTATAGCCTCGTAGGCGGTTATGACATCGCTAAGGTTGGTGATGTTACAATCACTCCAAAGGCTGGTGTTGCTTTTATCGACCCAACAACTACCAGCAGTGGTTGGCAAGGTTCAGTTGGTGTAGGTGCCAGCTATGCTGTAACCAAGACTGTTGCTTTGACAGCAGACTACCGTTATCAATCAGCTTTCCAAAGTAGTGTTAACAACTTTGATGGCAATGTGATTAGTGCAGGTATCAAAGTAGGTTTCTAATCTAGGTTAGATTAAAAAGGACTCACTCGGAGTCCTTTTTTACGACTGCATCAAACGATTGGTAAAGTCCAGCAGTAGTTTGTGGTGCTGTCTGTAATGCCAATGCTTGCGCATCCAAGTATAACTGTCGTACCAATGTTTTTCGCTTTCGGGATGGCAACCAATCAATCCAAGATTACCTTGTATGATGGCCATAGGATCTCCGTTGGTATAACGGGCAACTGTAGCGAATTTTGATTCATCACCAACCAAAGCGCACCCGTCATACCAAAACATATTCACGGGCGTGTTGTCCCATGTGACAGCAATGTTCTTGGCGTGTGGTCTGCGTGTGTCAGTAGCTGGCCTAGTCATGTACTGTACAGCATCCGCATGTTTCAGCATGTTGAAATAGTGACTGCCCGCCCAATATGCTCCCATGCAGATGCCAAGATACTTGCCACCCTCTTGCACAAAGTCTGTGATGCGATCCTTATGGTCCTGCATTAGGTAGCTCCAACTTTCGCTGTCGCCTGTGCCTCCCGGAACAGCAATACATGCCACATCGTCAAAAAAATCTCGCTCAAGTTCATGGCGAGTAAAAATTTTGAAATCGTAACTTGGACTCAGTGCTTGTATGATGCCATTTACACTTTGTACTGAGCACTTGGGCTGGTGTAAAAATAATGCTACCTTGGGTTTCATACAGCTATTTAGTGGCCCATGTATTACATACTGATTAAGTGTTAAAAAGCCCACATTATCAATAGGGTCTTGACACAGAGACTAAATAACTATACAATAAAGACATTGTGCAGTAGAGGCGTCACTGAAAACAGTTTGTCCAAAAAGACAACAAGCGGTTGACAGAGACACCGACTACTGCTACAATAGAAACAAGTTAGCAAGCAATGTAACTTCCGAGTGTTGTAGAAATACAACAAAAAGAATTACAGAAAGTTGTTGACAAGGATGCTGAAAGGCATTATAATTAACACAAGACGCTAGCATTCCGCTAGTAAATTTAAGAAGAGTAAACGAGAAAACAAAATGCAATCTTGCAATAGACATCATCAGTTTAATACGATGCCCAAACAGGTAGGCGTTATAGCCTCTTATTGGTTGTCGATTAATGCGGGAAGTCTATCTTCATTAGATCGCACACCAGAGATTCGTAGGGTCCGGGAGACCGTCGTGTAACTTAAAACTTACATAACAAACTTCAAGGACCCTAGGATTAAAAACCCTGGGGTTTTTTGTTTTTAGACGCTGAGATTGCCAAGGCAGTCGTTGAAGCAAAGTGTGAAGATACCAGTAACGAGGACTGGGCTAGGCACTATAAACATCTAGCAAACGGGCGGCCTGTAGGATGGAGCACTTCTTCTAGTGTGAAAAATTACAGCGTATTAAAGCATATACTTGCCTGACTGTAAACGTCGTGGTAAACTACTAGAGAAAGGGGTTCGAATCCCCGGGACTGGTGTGTGCTTTAATACACGCATTGGAAACAGTGCGTTATGGATCTTGTTCCCCATTGCCGGCTGTAACCCGGTAGCCATTATCAAGTGGGGTGGCTGGCAAGTAGTTCGATTCTATCAAGATCCACCAAAATTTCCTCTTGTAGTTAAATGGTATAACAATCGGCTGATAACCGGTCATTACAAGTTCGATTCTTGTCGAGAGGACCAAGTTTAGGATAGCAACAGCAAAAAAATCCAATTTCACTTTTAATGAAAAAAAGATGCTATCCTGTTTTTTACACTGTCGTCGTCTAGTGGCTAGGACGCTACCCTTTCAAGGTGGAGAAGCGGGATCGATACCCGTCGACAGTACCAATATGCTCTTGTGGCGCAATCGGTAGACGCAACAGTTTGAGAGATTGTAAAGTGAAGGTTCGACTCCTTCCAAGAGCACCAAATTATGCCGTGGTGGTAGACTGGTAATGCAACGGATTGTCTATCCGTCCTATGCGGGTTCGATTCCCGTCCACGGCGCCAAATCTATTCCGAGAAATCCAAGCATGGTGCAAGGACCTGACTGTTAATCAGTGATTAGGTGAGTTCGATCCTCACACTCGGAGCCAAACAATTGGGGGCAGTAGTGGGCTACGGCGTTGCCTTGCAAGCATCGTGACTAGAAGGGTTCGATTCCCTCGGCCTCCACCAATTTTATCTCTGTGTAATGTCAATCTGGTAGACGGCCTGATCTGGAGTCAGGAGGCTGTACGTTCGAATCGTACCATGGAGACCAATTCGCCCTATTAGTTAAATGGTAGAACACCTGTTTTGTAATCAGGTAATGGCAGTTCGATTCTGTCATGGGGCACCAAGTTATATGCTACTTTAGCTGATGCGGTCATAGCGGCGGTCTGAAGAACCGTTGAACCAGGTTCGACTCCTGGAGGTAGCACCAAGTTTAGGATACTAACAGCAAACTTAAAAAATTCAATTTGAACTTGAAAAGTAAATGTATCCTGTTTTATAGTAAGGAACTCAAATGGCAAATGTCAAAAAAGGTAACCTAACAGCGCCTCCACAATGGTGGAAGCATTTGAAAGATTGGAAACGAGTGTTCTGGAAATCAGAACGCCAAGCCCAAAAGCGAAATATCAACAAAGGAGAATGACATGAAACGTACAGGTAAACTGTAGTGTCATCCTAGACCCCCGTATGGTCCTGGATGGCACGTAAAAGAAAATATTTACGATCCATCCACAGCTGGCGTTAACGGTAGCGTACTCGGCTCTTAACCGATGAGGTGTCAGTTCGAATCTGACGCTGTGGACCATATGGGGGTATAATTCAACGGCTAGAATATCCGGCTTTTAACCGGTCTATCAGGGTTCGATTCCCTGTGCCCCTACCATATAAAAACACATTAGAAGCCTTCGTGACTGTAGGCAAGTAGGTCTCTAAGTCGTTTCCGACTAGTGTGTTTCTATATGGTAACGTAGCATAGTGGCTAATGCACCACCT